TCGTCGCATACGGAGCCCAGGACGTTTTCCTCACTGGAACCCCCGAGATTACTTTCTGGAAGGTGTCGTACAGACGCCACACGAACTTCGCGATGGAGTCCATCGAGCAGACCTTCTCCGGCCAGGCCGACTTTGGCCGCCGTGTGACCTGCACGATCTCCCGCAACGGTGACTTGGCTTACCGCACCTACCTGCAGGTGACTCTCCCGGAGATCAACCAGACCATGGCGCCGGCCACGAGCTCGGACGGTGTCTATGCCCGCTGGCTGGACTTCATTGGTGAGCAGCTCATCGCTCAGGTGGAGGTGGAGATTGGTGGCCAGCGCATTGACCGCCAATACGGTGACTGGATGCACATCTGGAACCAGCTCACCATGACGGCGGAGCAACAGCGTGGCTACTTCAAGATGATTGGCAACACGACCCAGTTGACCTACATCACGGACCCCACGTTCGCGGCCATCTCGGGCCCTTGCTCGGCCACGGGCGGACCTTCCCAGGTGTGCTCCCCCCGCAACGCGCTCCCGGAGACCACCCTGTACATCCCGCTCATGTTCTGGTGGAACCGCAACCCGGGTCTGTCGCTCCCGCTCATCGCCTTAAAATCTGTAGGGCAGAAAAGCATCCAAACTAAAGCATCCGAGCCCTGCTTTAGTAAAAATTTGTTGTGGTCTCGGGAGGAAGCTTTTCCTCATACCCAGATGCTAGTCGGTGCTTGCTGCTAAGGATGCAGTAAGACTACTGGCAACACGACCAAACTGCGGGAAACCCGTAAAGGCGTATAAAAGAAATTGTGAGTATTATGAAAACCGGTTTAAAAATAGCGCAATTAATGGTAGTATGGAGAAAACATGTTGTAAATGCAAACACGTCCAATCGGTGAGTGAATTTGGAAAACTTGCCAAATCACCTGATGGTTTGCGTTATGATTGTCGCAGTTGCAGAAAAGACTATCGTGAACGTAACAAAGATAAGATTAATCAAAAATTAAAAGCATATTATCAGGAACACAAAGACGTCTTATTGGTGCAAAATCGTGAATACCGATTAGCCAATAAGGATGTGATCAATATACAGCGAAAAGAGTACCGTAATCGTCCAGATGTAAAAGAACATATCAAACAAAAACAGCGAGAGTACTTGCCTAAGAGAAAAGCGGACATGAAAAACAAATACAGTAACGATATCAATTACAGATTGAGAGTTACTATCCGCTCAAAACTTTGGGAGGCATTAAAAAAAGGGAAACAACACAGTTCCCTTAGATATCTCGGTTGTGATTTGGAGTTCTTCAAACAATGGATAGAATTTCGCTTTGATGAAAATATGACCTGGGAAAATTGGGGGTCGTATTGGCATATTGACCATATTTTACCGATAAATGCTTTTAAAGATAATCACGATACGAATAAGTTTTGTTTTCATTGGACAAACTTACAACCACTCACCGCGTTTGAAAATCAATCAAAAGGTGACAAATTACAACTCCATTATTACTTTAATAACATTGTGAATATAGTCCGGTTCAATAACAAATACAGACAATTTCTGGGGTACCAAGCTGTAAATGAAAGTTTACAGTGGCTGAGAATGGAACTCAGGTATGGTAAAAATCCCCCGCATGAAGATGTGCAAACATCTGAAATCGGCAATCCGCAGCCAAGCTCCTACGTCCGATATGATAAGGATATGGAGAAGGTTCAACGACTAAATGGTGGTGGGTCTGAGTGCACTAATCATGCACAATGATGGCTTAAGATATAGTCTAGCCCCTGGCAAAAGTTTTCATAGAGTTATACTGGTTGATCAACTATGAAAATGCCAATAAATATCCCGAAAGGGAGGGTATATGTGGTTCGTACAGTACCACGAGGTCAAGATCAACCTGGACATCCGCCCGATTGGCGAGTGCCTGTGGGCCGTCAAGACCCTGACGTCCAAGTACGGCTCGGGCACCGTGTCCGCCACCGTGCCTTACCAGCAGTCGTTGGTGGCGGCGTCCCTCTACGTGGACTACGTGTTCTTGGACACGGATGAGCGCCGCAAGATGGCCCAGAACCCGCACGAGTACCTGATTGAGCAGGTGCAGTTCACGGGTGACGAGTCGGTCGGCTCCTCCTCGAACAAGATCAAGCTCAACTTCAACCACCCTTGCAAGGAGCTCATCTGGGTTGTCCAGCCGGACGCCAACGTGGACTACTGCTCGTCCCTGGACAACACCCAGGTCCTGTTCAAGACCCTGGGTGCGCAGCCGTTCAACTACACGGACGCCATTGACGCCCTGCCCAACGCCATCCACGCGTTTGGTGGCCCGGCGGAGACGTCCTCGGGTAACTTCATTGTGTCCTCGGGTATGTTTGAGATGGCGGGTGCGACGGACTCTCCTGCCATCTCCAGCTCCCAGACCTGGCAGACGTCCAGCTCGTCGGACCTGCCGTTCTCTTCCCAGGTGGGCGCGGCGGAGGGCTCCTACGTGTCCGACGCCGGCACCTTTGTGCTCGCGGAGACCGCCTTGGACATGCACTGCTGGGGTGAGAACCCGGTCGTCACGGCCAAGCTGCAGCTCAACGGCCAGGACCGCTTCTCGGAGCGTGAGGGATCGTACTTTGACGTGGTCCAGCCCTACCAGCACCACACCCGCGCCCCGGACACGGGCATCAACGTGTACTCCTTTGCCCTGCGCCCCGAGGAGCACCAACCCAGCGGATCGTGCAACTTCTCGCGCATTGACAACGCCGTGCTCCAGCTGGTGCTCTCCTCGGGCACCGTGGCGGGCACTGCCACGGCCAAGGTGCGTGTGTACGCGGTGAACTACAACGTCCTGCGTGTTATGAGTGGTATGGCGGGCGTCGCTTTGACGGCAATCATCACATATATTCAAATGGCGATGGTGATTGCGAATAGAGCAGAAAAACAACACGCTACAAACAAGCAGGCAATGTTTGTGGATAACTTCGGTTTGGCTCCTGCAGTATTAGCCAGTTGTTAGTCAGGTGGAAACACTTGGCAAGACTACTTGTTGTTCGGGAAACCCCTTAGAGCCTCAACTACGAAGTGTGATTGGGAAACCTTCACATGGCGGAGAACGGAACTCCGGTATCGTAATAATGTTGAGGATTGGGCAATCCGCATGGTTACAACCTAAAGACGCTGGTAACACGCTAGTCTATGGTTGGCCGTCAGAGACTGAACGGTAGTCGCTCGGTAGTGAAGGTGTAAGCAACCGGAACCGGGTTAAGATACAGTCCATCCCCCCAGGGAAACTTGGGGGTAGCGAGATTCTAATTAAGGTCGTCGCCATTATAATATACACAATATTATCACTGTTTTATGCAGTAGTAAAAAAGTAATACACTGATATACTCAATAGTGTGTAACATAAAATAAAAACAGCTGTTTTTATTTTATCAACAAGAGCTTTATTCAAAAGCATCATTCAGATTGTTTTCTTTTTTCGCCTCAATTCTGCAATCTCATTTGCACGCATTTTTATGTATTCTTCGTTACAATATTTTTCTTTGATTTGGTTGCGCTTTTCTTGTTTTCTTATGTTTGCGAATGCGCCGTCTGTACATAACTTTTTCCTTCCCACCTATATATATCACACAAACACCATGCCCAGTAAGAAACCGTGCCAAGGAGAAATTGTCCGCATCGGCGGCCACGATTGGTGCGTCGGTGAGAAAATCCAGTCCAAGTGGAAGCATTCCAAGCTCAACAAGACCAAGAAGACCAAGAAGCAGAACAAAAAAGGCGGGGGCAAACGTCAGACCCAACACCGTCGTTGAATGGAATCCAATCCCCAGATAGTGTATAGGATCACCCCCCGTCACAACATGAAACTCGTCGGGTTCACGGACATGTGCCCCCCGGCCTATGTGTATTTAGTCGTGTCTACCATGGCGATTACCGTGATGTTCCTGCAAAATTATTATGTCATGCAAAACGTCTACGGTAGTCCCGACCACAACGTGTATTGTTTAGGATCCTACAGTTGCGAGGTGAGCAGCGTCGGCATGTTGTTTTTGATCAAGGTCCTTTACATTCTTTTCTGGACATGGGTACTCAACCTCATCTGTCGCGCGGGGGCCCCGGGCTTTGCCTGGTTCTTGGTCCTCTTGCCCTTTTTGGTGTCGTTCATCCTCCTGGCCTCTCTGTTTTTCCAAGGCAGTTAGCCCCCTACCCCTCCCCGACTCCCACCTTTCCACCCTCATTATGTGATGATATATCAGATAATGACCACTAGACGCCGCCACACTCACTCAAGGTCGTCGGCTACGAGACGATCCAAACGCCGGTCCGTACCGACCCCTCAAGTACGCACCCAGGAAGGTTGGAAAATCATTCATGTGGCCGGAACCCCCCAAGAACGCGGATTCACCCATGGATTTCTCCTTCACCAAGAATTGGCCCGTATCCAAGAAAAATTCCCGTTCATTGTGAACGAAGAACTCAGGTATCCGTATAAAAAATACCTCGCCACGTGTCGCCGGACGATTACCCCGCTCTTGAAAACCGATTACCCCGAGTTTTACCAAGAGATCCAGGCGATTTCCGAGGGGGCCAAGCAGGCCGGTACAGACATTCAGGTGGATGTCTTGGTCGCTTGGAACGCACTGATGAGCATGTACGAGTATTTGCATCCCGCCCCCAAGCGGCGCGAACGCAGTGGGCGTTG